CGCATGTCTTTTCAACCAGAAGGAGCACACAGGATGACTACCCACGCTGAAGTGTTGCAAAAGCTGTATAGCTTTCGTAGGTCCACCTATACAGACTCACGTCTTAACGGTGTACAAACCTACTCGAGCTTCACGGCCCAGCCTACAACAGCTAAAGGTAACTTCGTCACTGGTGCTGAAAATCCAAACTGGAAGGAGAAGGTTGCACGTGGGCTCGACGCGTCGTCTAATTATGACAGACGTATTGTCGAGTACATACAAAACCCCCTATGGAGCGCCTCGGGCTCTGGTACATCAAAAGTGCTAGGACAACAGGTGTTCCGAACTTCTTCGTCACGCGAAAGCGTGCAATGGGATCCCACAGTATTCTGTGACGATACCCAGAATGACGCCACTACGCAGGATATCGCGTTGGGGCGTTTGAAGAAGCGAATGGACGGCCGCAGCAACCAAGTCAATGTTATGATCCCTCTCGTCGAAATCCACGAGCTTCGCGGTACCGTAAAGGCTATCGCTTATGCTGGTGTGGATCTCTTGAAGGCTCTCATTGACATCAAACGCACGAAAGGTTCTTCCGCGTACAAGTATGCAGCGCATGCTTGGCTGACGTTTTCGTTCGGCATTGCACCGACGATCTCCGACGCTAATGCGATCATCAAGTCAATAGATTCGTTTTTGACGGATCGAAATGAATCGATGTTTCGCGAACACGGATCAGCAACTAAGGTGTGGATCGATCAAGTGGTGGCTTCAGCAAATGAGCCATTCTTGTCAGACTGCAACTCGCGAATGCTTTGCGTTCGTGCACACCGTCTGTCGTATAGGTACACCTGTGGCTTTGTTCCCGGTTTGAAATCCGGAAACGATTACACCATGGAAGACCATTTCGGCCTTAATTTCGGCTCTATGGTTCCGGCTGCTTGGGAATTAACTCCTTTCAGTTGGGTTTTCGATTATTTTGGGACTATTGGCCCGCTCCTTGAGGATGTTTTTCAATCCAACAAAGATTCGGCCAGATTTTTGACCCTTAACCGGAAATATGTGTGCGAGATGGACTTCGTGTATGACTTGAAGCCCGACGTCTCCTCTATGCAAATCTTCAATCTGCATAAGGCAAGACCACAACGGTCGAAGGTAACACGATTTAGTAGAACCAAGCTTGCTACTATCCCCACGCGTGCTCTCCGCTTTAGGACCCCTGATGAAATTACGGGGTCTGACGGCATGAAAGCAATAAAGCGATGCCTTAATTTGGCATCGGTTCTAGCAGGGGGTAGAGCTTATTCCAACCGTATCGACTAATAGGACATTACTATGTCTTTTAATCCAACCTCCCCAGTAACGGGTGCCGCTATCACTGGTTTTACCAGTCCGACCTACACCCTAACTGTTGATCAAGCCCCTGGACCTAACGGCAAGCAATACGCCGTCACGGCCCTCGGTGGTACACAGGCCAACGTGGATGCACATTCGGTTTCAAAGCCGTTTACACTCACGTTTTTCAAACCGCTATCGCTTAAAACGCTTCCAGCGGCTAATCCTGTGACGGGAATTTTGAAGTCCATCCCGGTCAACTCCTACAAGCTCGTATCCCGCAAGGGTGCGGTTCCCAGTATCAACCAGGTTGCGCAGGTGGCTCGTATTACTACCACCATCGACGTACCGGCTGGCACTGACACCTACGAGCCGGAGGAGTTGAAGGCTCTGCTGTCCGCACACTTCGGTGTGTTGTCACAGCAGTCCAGTGGCATCGCAGATGCCATTACTACCGGCATCATTTGATGTCCCAGATGGACCCGTCCTTTCTCTCTGTTGCCTTGACTGTTGCGATCATCTTGATCACGTTGGTTGGGCCGCGGAGGTAGGGTCTCCCAAAAACCACCATTATGAGGTTACTCAATGGTTAGGAAAACTTGTGCCGATAGGCACGGCAGACCTAGGCCGTCGCCAAAAGCGAAGGCCAAGGAGCAGCGAGCTCTCAATGAGGGTAGATTAGACTCCTTTTTTTAACGCTTTAGTTCTTGATCTTGATGCATGTCCCTGCTACACGGAAACTAAACGTGCAGCTGTGGGCCGCTTGAAAGAGCGGATGCGCAAACGCGCTGGTTACATGCGATCTCATCTTGACCGAATCGCGAAAGACGATTTTATTCGTCTGAACGCGAACGTGGGCTTTCTTACCCCACAATTCGATCCCCTGGTACTCGAGCATGCTCGAGATTTCATCTTCCACGTCCTCAATAAGTACTCGAGGAGTATAGATGTCAATGCCACGCCCGATGAGGTGCTAGTTCTAGGAAAAATCCTTTCTAATTGGCGGTTCGGACCGAAGGCCTCAAATGGGGTCTCTGGTCGCGGAGCTGTTGAGAAGATGGACCAACCGATGACATGCACAGAGCAAGCTGAACCTTTTGTAAGACTTATCAGATTGGCGAACCCCTATCTCGACGCTTTTGATGCGCGCGAGAGTGGCCTCCGTTTGATAACAGGTTCGAAGCTAACAACCGTTCCAAAGAATGAGGATGTGGTCAGAAC